GCGATTTTGATCGCTTTCCTCTTATCGAGGATGGATGTTATGCAGATGTTTACATTTTGCATAGCACCCTAGATTTGAGGTTTCAGTAGTGTTTTCAGTGCGAAGACGAGTTTCAAATTTTTGTTTCAAATTCCTATAAATATTTATTTAAAAGTTAATATTCCAGATTCCACTTTGTTTAAATGTAATGTCACAAACAGAAACAAATCCTCTCATGAACCCTACGATTAAAGTAAGTTTACCCACCCAAGAGATGGAAGTTAAACCTCCATCCATAATGGATTCCGTTGATTTAATTCCTTTTACCAGAAATGTTTCAAATTTTTCAATAGAGCAATTAGATTTCACTAAATTATCTCAGAAAAATAAAATTCTAAATACTTTTGATTGGACTATATCAGCAGGAGAAGCAGAAATTTACAGTTATCAAATTGATATTGCTATGCTTAGAACATTGATGCCAATAACCAGAAAATTTATGAATTTTGCTCAGACTTCACAACTTTTCTTATCAATAAAACCAACTAACAATGCTTTTTTCCAGGGATATGCAAATATTTTTTGGGATCCAAGCCCTTCCAACGATTACATTGAAAGAATTTGGGGTCAGACCATTAATTCTTATACATCTTTCCAGTTTAAGTGTTACCCATTAACCCCTAAAACTTCAAATGAGATCAATTTCATGGTTCCAATTAATTTTCCTTTTCAGTATATTCCACTTAATCCTACAGATTCAGTTAGTCCTTTGGATGTTTATTACAGAGATTATCGATTTGGCAGATTAAGAGTCTATGGAGTTAGTCCTCTTAGAACTACATCTCCATTAATAAAGTTAACTCAAACAGTTTCAGGTCAACTTATGGATTTAGCCACAGCAGGAACCTTCTTCTATGGCGTCCAGTAGTTACAAATTCACTCCCATGGAATCCAACGATTTCTTTAATGATAAAAATTTAGACTTTGCAAATAAAACTTTCACTAATAGAATGGTAAATGGTGATTACACTTTTTTGTTTAATAGAAATATTTCCTCTCAATTTCATTCTCAAAATACATTATCATCTCCAAAACCATCTGATGAAAATGTTTCCAATATTGAAGAACAAGGATTTGCCGATTTTAATGATTTGCCCATTCAAAACGAGGATGAAGAATATGCAAGTAATATTCCAATTCAAAGAACGACAGAAGATGATGTTATTTCGCATAACATTTCTAGAGCAGTTCCTGAATCAATGGAATATTCAAATATTACAGGGGTCATAGCCGGTAGTATTAATTCGTCAATCATGAATTCATTTTCAGCATCCGCTACAGCTCAGGCTGCAGCAGGCAAAGGTCCCAATGGAAATGCTTTTAATGCAGAGAATGTCGCCCAACAAACAGCAGCAAATAAATCCACAGCCACAGAAGTCGCAGGTGCCGCATTAGGCATTGGTGGCATGTTTGGTCCAGAGGGTTTGATTGCGGGTGGTGTCATTGCAGGAGGTATTGATATTGCAGAGGCAACTGGAGCATTTGATCAATCAGATAGTGTAGCTTCCACAGCAGGTTATAACGTAGATCCATCATCTTAATATGAGTGTCATTTCAACTACCAATCCCATTCCCCCCCAGGGTAACACTCCCACGGAAGTTCCTTTTGGAATATCTGGTTCTACATCTCTCACACAAGTACCAGCAAATTTAACAGTACAGAAAAAATCTATGATAAATTCCGGTCATGGATTGCTTTTAGCCAAATTTCCAATTAACATTGTACAAACGCCAGGTTCAGAATTGTGGAACTGGAATGCCGCGTATCCACTTGGAGAAACGTTAGCTTTAAATAAATATTTTAGAAGTGCAGTTGTAAACGAATACTATCCCATGGTCCCTTGGGACTTATGGCCAGTTTGGTTTTCAGCTCAGTGTAGAATAGATTATGAATTATCATTTCTACCCGTCAAAGTGGGAGATGCCAGGACTTCATTGGACCTAATTGTTAATTACAATGCCGCATCTCAACCTTTGGTGTATAACACAGATTTATTAGTAAATGATTCTTTTCATAAAATGCTGGATGATCAAGACGACCAATTTTCTTTTGTTCCTCCATTATTTTATATTACAGATTTAGTTAATACAGTAGCGCCTAGAGTAGGATTACTTTCAGCAGTCAACCCACCCACATTTTTGCCACAGACTAAATTAAAAGCAGTTATGAGATCACCTTATCAACCTAATTTAACACAGTATAATGATTTTGAAATTTTAGTTTTCATGAAGCCAATTGTTCGCTCTACTCAAACAATAGTAGGTCGTTCTCTAAGCGACTTTAAACCATTTCCATTTGAAATTAAATTGAATTAATATGAATACAATTGCCGGAGAAAGTACAACTAGTCCCACGAATTTTTTAAAAGCTATCGATACAGTCCCAACCCCAGAAATTTCATATTTTGATGATACATCTTTTAAACGTTTTGTTCCAACAGGTATTAAAGTTAAAATAAGTCTTCCTTTAGTTAGGAATACAAAGGACCCGCTTTTTGGTATTAACATTGACGGATTTATCCCTCAATATAATATCAAAAATGCTTGGAGCCTTATTCATGCAAATTTATTTCCAGTTCAGATTGTTGATGGTAATTCTACAGTAGAGATTACACAAGATCAGTTTACTTTGCCAATTCAGTCATATTATGCCTCCCATCGTTATATCGAAGGAAATGTCGGTGTCGGTTTGAGAATAACTTCCAACACAACTCAGCCTGGTAACATGATGATCACCCAAGCCTCTGGTTTGGTTCGAGATTATTATAGTTCCTCTGAGCCGTATCTTGGATTGAGATTTTCAAATTCAACTGTTTATCCTTTAGATTATGCGACGGGCAATTTCATGCTTGCCGATTTATCACTTAACAGAAATGTCAGTATTAGAACAGTTAGAAAAGATCCCAACAAAACCTTAGATTTAGCGAAGAAAATAGATGAAATTTCAAAACTTATCACCAATGATACTGCAACAATTGCGCGTTCAGAAATTGTTGCTACTCAATTTCAGGAGGATTGGCTACTTTTTGCACCTCTTTCAGATTTGCCAGATAATACTAGTAATCAGTTAACAATAGAAGTCTTTTTTGATTATTCACAAGTTCAATTTTTCGTTCCAATTTTTCCCGTGATTGCTCTCGGAGCTAACACTGTTCAAAGACAAGTTTTGAGATGGACTAGAAGTTTTAAAAATAGACAAATTTCCACTATTCTTAAGGATAATTGTACATATTTGCCTACCCCCCTCTTGCGCGACGACCAAAATCGCAAATTGGAAGTCGCTCCCATCAAGGGAGAAGAAAAAGCGAAGATCTAATTTCCAGTATACTAACAATCCACGACTGTCTCATGAAACAGGTGGGCTGAGTTTCGACAATAGAGCCTTCCCATGAGATATCCACACTTTGTAACAACTCGAAATTTCAGATGACGGTCATTTTTCAATACTCCATGTGAAGTACGATTAATGTCCCAATGTATTTGATCGAAGTCCAGTTACCGGTTGCCAGTAGTACAGATTTACCCATTGCCGAGTAAAGTTGATTTGGGAATAATAATACCTGTATGACCGGTCTAGTGGTAGTGTTGTAGGAGCCCCATAAAATGTTCAGGTTCTAGGAAGTAGTATATTTGGGTCTTAGTTGAAAACAAAATACAAAATTAATCATTAAACGAGGCATTTTCATGCTTGCTAGCCTCTCCAACTAAAATGGTCCGTCTGACCATTTTGGAATAGCATGCGGACTGTATGGCCGTTAGGGGTAGCAGTGTCTCTCACACCCTATTTTGGAGAGTTTCTAGGACCATCAACATAATTCTCCGACCAACCCCCCCTTTTTTTTCCAATATGCAGACAACAAACAAAATGAATCCGAAAACGACAGCTTTCACAAAAATTCCGAGTTCATCAGTTGAAGCCATCTTGGCACCAAGCAAGAAGAAACAAATGCCTGAGAAGATCAAAGAATACCTTGCTTCTTATCCCATCAAGGTGACCCAAGAATGTGTATGTGCCCATTATAAAATCCGTCCTTCCGGATTGTTCACAGGGCCAAAAGTGGGATCAACGCCACGAACCGAGAAGAAAAAAGAGAAGAGAAAAGAAAGACGTAGAAAAGTTCTCATCAGAAAAACAGAAAATGTCGACACATGGTGCGACAGCGAATTGGAGTTTTTCATCTACACAGGCAGTGAAAAACTCAAAATGTATGACAGAGAAGTGATAATGGTGATCACTTGCGAAGAAAACAGCGCAGAGCCAGTTGAAAGTCTGTACGGACTTCGAAGGAGCATGGCAAAACAACAATTCACCACCATCCGCCACATTTATCAAAGATACGAGGGCAGATGGGGATGCGATGTAGCAACATTGGTCCCTGTCACTCCCCGTCTTTATAATGTGTTGTCAACAATGGAAGCCTCAGGAATAGACATGGATTTGCACAATCTTAAAGGATATGACAAGGCCTGGGGGGAAAGCCAACATGTGGATTGGCATGCAGTACCCATTGATGGACTTGTTAGACTCTGGGAAGATCACAGAAGAGGCTATGGAGCAGAAATACTTTTCGACATTGAGAAAAATCCAGGACCAGTAGTAACAATCAAATCCTCGATTGTCCGGGTTGTCGAAAATCCAACAGATACGACTATGATACTTCCAAATGATTTTCAGTTTACATTGCCGAACGAGAAGATAGTAGAAATCGGTGATGCTTACAGAATTGACGTTTCGGAAGAGATCGTGAAAGAAATTCGAGGAGGAACAACAGGAAAACAACAAAGATTAACTGGAGACAAGATTATCAACACACGAAAACACGTCCAGTTATCAAAGACCACAAAGTTTTCAAATCATGCTGATTTCAAGCCAAGCATGAGATGTCCTATTCATTGGAATAGTCATTTGCAAAGACAGCTAGGAGATTCGGACATTCTAAAACACATCGAAGAGACGGAGGGCCATTTTATACTGGTTGATAATTTTGTTCTTTGTCCAAAGTCAGCAATCCAATTCAGATTTTCTAAGGTCAACTACATGAAAGCAACATCAGAATTGTATCACAGGGTTTTGAGTTCAGTTTCCGGTCAGGAAATGACAGCTTCACAAATCGCTGAGATGGGATCAATTTTAACATCAATTCAGATGCACTATTTGCCAATCCCGTCAAATACAAACTACATATTTGGATTGTGGACTATCTTGTTTAGAAACAACATTCATTTGCTTACACTTGATAAAGGATATACAATGTTTTCCACTGGAGACATTTGGGCATCTTTGTTCAGATTAGAGCGAGTGATAGTTCCATGTTTTGACATCAAAGTTGAAGATTCACTTCGTACCAAGCCAGATTTGGAGCTTGATTCTAAGTTTCATTTGAACAGGATTTCTATGGAGAACATGACTAACGGAATGTTCAAAAGTATTGATTTTGAGAATGAACCTTTGGATCAACTTCTAGAGAAGTTTGAGAATGGAATTTTAACAACTTATGAAACAACGATCAAAGTGATGAATTTTAAGAACTCCGCAACAAGATGGACATTGTGTAATAAGAAAGATGAGCTAACGGAAGAAGAAGAATTCATCGCCTACATTGTCAAATTGAGAATGGTCCATACAGATACAATCGAAGTTTTCCATAGAGCTTTCAGATACGCCAAAAACAACTTTAGCGAGAACGTCACAAGAAAATTCTTGAAGATAGTATCCAGATTCCGTCTCGATAGCTTCTATAATCCTGGCCTTAATAAGCTTATGACAAAAGAAGTTACTGAGATGAGTCCAGTAAATCCATTGGATAGACGTCATGAACTCATGGATTTCATCAATCTCAATTTGACAACAGAAAAACAAATTTGTTCAATAGCTCAGTCTGAATATTTGGCATGGTGCAAAATCTTCCATGTCTCTACTTCAAAATCCGCCTTTAACAACTTGGAGGCCATCATTGAACTTGGAAAACTCAGAAGAAACCCGATTGTTCCAGCTAACAGCGATGACGAATTTGAAACTGATGATGGAGAACCGAATTATTCAGATGAAGAGGAGGAGGAAGATCAAGGATCAGAGGAAGAAGAGGCGACAGGCTTTGTTGAAAAATTGAAAACACCATTCAAGAAATTGAAGAATTTTGTCATCAACGCCTATGAAGGAGTCGAAAAATTAAGCCATATAGATCAAATAGCTTCAGACCAATTCCAAAAGGTCATTGAAGGCTTCAGAAACACAGGAATGGAAAAAACAGTTGATGCGCTGCTAAGCAAGAATTTCTCAACAATCAAGGATTCATTTAATAGTGTTAAATCAATAATAAATGCGTGGTTTACCGACACAGTGAAGAAAATCTGTGGGCTATTTGGATTTGAATATAATGAAATCATTGATGCCACCAAATTGTTTTTCTATTACATTATGTGGGTTCATACTGATTGTAACATCATAAAATTCATGATTCTAGCTGATATTGCGGTTGAGATCGGTCTTGCAGACATGTTTGTAAGATTGGTAGGAAAGTTGTGGAAGGGATTTAAATCCATGTTCGAAGAAGCAGCGGATGATACCGAGTTTGACGCTTATTTGGCAGAAATTGAGAAAACAACAGATAAAGTCGCAAAGGGCAATGTCAATGTCATCAAGGCAGAGCTCAAACAGAAGAAAGAGGAAGCAAAGAAGAAGCCAGCGGAACCAGAAACTGGCATGATAGAATATATCGTTGACATGCTTAAAGCCGGAGGACCTGCAGTTTTGGGAGTAGTTGCAGTGAGTTTAATATCAGTGATGGGACTGCCTAAACTCCGAGATAATAAATTGGCAATTGGAGACAGAGTTGCCCAGGCAGCAAGGAATGTTTCATTCTTAGCTCTTGGAATGGCAGCTGTGCCGAAGATATATCAATCGTTGCTTGGGGTTTTCAATTTCGTTAAGGATTATGCTCTGAAGTTTATTTATGATGATCACAAAACTCAGATTCAAATATTGGAGGAATATCAGGATTGGCTTCAGAAAACATTGTATGTTCGAGGATCAACAGAAAAATTGCTTGTTCGCGATATTAATGCATGCTTGGATTACCTGACGAATTACACCAAAATGAAAGAACTGAAGACACTTACACATGCAATCAGAAAAGTGCCCGAGTTGCGTCAGGAGTTTATTCAAAGATCAAAGGTTGTTGAAGAATTGTATCCAATTGCGTGTGCCGCTCTCAGAATGATGATAGGTGCTCAAGAAACGTTCCATGTCCAATTCTGTTCAAATCAGGTAGGAGTTGGCAAGACAGATCTTGGAGGTCAAACAATTCAGGTTGTTGCTGACGCACTTACTGAGGAAGAAAACAAATTGGCAGCACTCTATAACATCAAACCAGACAACAAAGGAATGGCCACTGCTTACCCCATGAACGATACATTAAAACACAATGATAATTATTATGGACAAACAATTGCATATTCTGATGAGGAGTATGTATTTAACACCGTAGATCCAGATTCAATTATTAGTAAAATGACTCTTTTATCAGGCTTTCCTTGCATTTCACAACAAGCTAGTTTAGCTGATAAGGGAAGACTTTTTGAAATCAGAGTTTTGGTGTCGAATACAAATAACGCATTCATGGAACCCAAAGGCATGTTAAAACCAAGTGCTTTCTGGAGACGAAGAAATTTGTTTAAAGTAGAGGTTAATCCCTTGTATGGAACTAGACAGCAGAATGGAGAAATTCAGATCGATCCAGCGAAGATTGAGAAGAGTGGAATCAACAGAACAAAAGGTGAACATTTGTTAATAACTTACCTCGAAAATTGTGACAATGCTGAAAAACCTATGTCACCCGAAACCACAAAAATGACAGTCGCACAATTCAAAAAACTGGTTGTCGTTCTGATGAAGAAGCATTATCAGATGGAAGAACATAGATTGTTGACTAAGAATCGCGGAACAGCTCTCATTAGGTTGCAATGCGAAAGATTACTCAATGATATTGATAATGTTGTGGTTAGAGACAAATCGGATCAATTCAACTACGGTTTTCATCAGATCAAGAAATTGAGGGATATGTTAGGTAACAAAGTTCAAGGACATCCAAACTTGGCTTCAGAAGTTCACAATTTGAATAGCCGATTGGATGATGTGGAGCTTATTGCTGCACATATGGATTCAACATACGATGACGTCACAAGCCATCAAGAAGCCACATTCACTTGTGAATCCTCGTCGGGATATTACAAAGTGAGTACTAAAATTCTTCAAGGCGTCCCCCATGTGTTTTTGGAACCCTCTGCACTTAGATCGCATTTTAAGCCAGGAAAAGTCAATTTCAAGAAATTTGTCATCAAAAAAGAAGGAGAAGAGCAGATATTATGCTACAGGAGAACTGGAGATGAGGACTATAACGTCATTGGTTATTATCTTCAGATACTTGGAGCAACATTCAATTTGGACCATTACAACAAAGAGTTAGCAGTGTTGAAGCTTCAAGCAGCAAGGGCAAGCTACAAAGAACGATTTATAGCATCATTTAAAACGATACATTATAGGACATTGAACATGAGCAAATCAATAATCAAATGGATTTACCAAAAATTATCCAGTTTGGTTGCTGATTCTGTTTGGATCGCTTGTCTGACAATGACGTCGATTGGAATTATGTTTGCTTCTTTGCATGCAGTAGGGAGAATTCTAGCCCCAATACCAGCCGCTTACGACGCTAGAGGAGGAAAAGGTCGTATTATGCAAGCCCCTGTTGGAGTTCCAACACCAGCAACAAAAATCATGGACGCAGATCAAGAAATTAACATCGCAAAACATTCTACATATAAAGGAGTTCTGGATGGCAGAGTCACCGCCACAATGGTTGGTATTTCGGGATCCGTATTTCTTGTAAATAAACACTTTTCAGATTTTATTACAGGAAATATGCCCCTCGAAGTGTATGACCCCAAGTTTGGAATAAATGGAGATCAGGCTCGAAAAACATATTATGTAGGCAGGGAAGATGTTCGGATCATTAAGAACAGTGATGCCGCATTGCTTTACATTAATGGTTTTCGACCAGTCAGGAATTGTTTAAAACACTTTGTTACAGAATATGATTTGAAAGATCAATTTGTTAATTTCAGATATGGTAGAGCGAACACAATTTTGTTACGTGTCGGACGTGAGCATGAGTGGAGATCAACTGGTTATCAAGAATATTCCACAGCGCACACTTACGATATTGGAGCAAAAAATCCACATGAGCGAGTTGTTTTCTTTAAGAGCCCAGAAAAACTCGAACGTGGGGATAGTGGTTCACTTGCCTTCCATGATAATCCAAAAATCCCAAATAAAATCATGGGGATATTCTTAGCCATCAATGGACCAGATATTGGATACATCGGACTTTTATCAAAAGAACAGATAGAAGAAGCCCTTCTTACATTCCCAATTCAGAACAGAATCGAAACAGCATGCTCGGAAGCCACCCCTATAAGAGAAGATCATGAACTCAAGGGAGTTTTCAAATACAATGATGAAGTTTATTGCGGCCCACATGGAAATCTTGGAGTTTCAAAGTCGAGCGGATTCAGAAAATCCCCGATTCATGAAGTTTTTCCAGTTGAAACAACACCAGCAATTCAGGATATTCGAGATCCTAGAATTCCGGAGGGAGCAAGACACTTCTTGGAAGTTTCTTTGAACAAAACAAATGGCGAACATGAGCCTCAATTCACGAAGGCAGAAGAAAAGATGATGATGAAACATCTAGAATACGTTCTTGTCAAATACACTCCAGGATTACCATCGGTTAGATTGTACGACACTCGTCAAGCCATCATTGGTATCCGCGCAATGGGTTCAACAACAATGAACTTTAAGAGCAGCGCAGGATTGCCATATAAACTTGAAAAAGGTGTTGTTGGAAAATCTCCCTTCATCAAATTTCATGAGGAGACTAAAACTTACCAAATCCAGGAGAGAGTTTTTCATGACGTGGAATATTATGAATCAATGTATTCCGTTGGAAAAGTGCCTCACAATCACAAACTCGAATTCAGAAAGAAGGAACTCGTCGGGGACAACAAAATCATCAACCCCAAAACCAGAACAGTAGCAACTGGTAACATGATTCATCAAATTTGCTACAACAAAATATTCAAAGACTTATACACACTACACAAGAATGCTTGGGAGCTAGGACAATCATCTCCATTTGCTCTAGGTGTAGATCCGGAAAGGCATTGGCATAAAATCACAGAACATTTGAGATATCTCGATTATGTCGTTGATTTTGATGTCAAAGCGTGGGAAGAAAAAGTGAGTTTGAGACTCTTGAATATGACAACAACAGCCAAATTGAATCTTATCAAATCTGCTTACAGAAGCAGAAATGAGCGATTACCACCAATAGATTCAATCGCATATGGAATCGCCGTAGATTTCACAGATGCAGAGGTTTGTTTTGAAGATGTGATGTACAGGAAGCGATCAGGATTGCTGAGTGGTCATCCGGGAACTTTTATGGAGAACTCGGAGATACATGAAATGATTCTATTTCTTGCTGTATATCGGATAATCAAAAAATACAAACCAGACTGGGCAAACATAGCAACAATTGAAGAACATGTTAGATCAGTCAAAGCCGCAGATGATATTATAATCGCAGTATCACCAGCATTTCGCGCAGTAGTCACCGTTGACGCTCTAGTCATTGAATACAACAAACTTGGATTCGAATTAACATCAGCAGACAAAAGCGCAGACATTCGCCCCAAAAACATATATGAGGTCCAGTTTTTAAAGAACAAATTCGTACGAAACAACGAAGGACTATTTCAATGCTGCCCTAACAAGGCCATCGTATACCAACTTATGAACTGGGTCCGAGATGATAGTTCTTTGTCAAGAGAAGAGCAATTTCTTACAAATGTGGAAAACGCATTTAGATTTGCTTTTTGGCAAGGAGAAGAATTCTATGAGGATACCAGATCAAAATACAACGATGCAGCAATGAAAATTCACCATATGTGGACTTTTGACTACGAGCATATGCGAGCCATAATTGAACAGCACCGCATTGACGTGTCAGAAGAGAATGCACGACTCAACTCACAAGGAAGAGTCGAGGGAGAAGATATTTTGGATCTTTATCTCGGTGATGACTAATCATTTTCTGATTCTCATTTTTTTTCTAGTTTTATAATTGTAGATTTTTTTGATCTTACAGTTTCGAATAACATTTATTTTTACTACAGAGTTAATTATAAGCTAGCTTTTTGGATCAGTTTTTTAGATTTTTAGTTACACCATCCTAATTTTAAAGCAAGAACAGTATTGAGAGCTAATCTCATTTAGTGCCATACTAATACGGACACTACTGAAGTCTTGAACAAATTTAACATTTTGTTAAATTTTCATTTACATTTAAACAGGCGGGGAAATAACTCACCCCCCCGTCTATTGTATCATACTTAATATATTATCTTTAACTGTGGGAATTTCAATTTTCATAATTGAAAATCCCACATTTAAATTTTTTATATTATTTTATTA